TGGGAGGAATGTACTTCAAGTGTCTCATGCCGGGTAATATAGCAGGAGATGGAGGAGACTTTCATGTTGACTCATATAAGACAAATCTATACAGTCTTGCTTACACGAAGATACATAGTACAGGAACGCCTGCTATATCGGCACAAGTACTTCCTTATCCAGATGTTGCTCATCTTGGGGTTGACATTAGTAGTAAGACATCATTAAGAATTGATGCACTTGCGACTATGAACATTAATGCTTTGGGAATCATGGGAATAAATAGTGGTGCCGCACTTGGAATTAAGAGTATCGGAACATTAGATATCCACTCAACAGCACAGCTTGGATTGGGGGCGGGTGCATTAGTGAATCTAGACGGAACATTAGTCAATATTGGTAACGGAACAGCAAGTGCTACAGGTGGATTAGCGACAGGAACAGTAACATCGTCTCTTGCTCCTCAGATAGTACAGAGCGCATTAGGAGCAGTTCCTAATATAAGTGTAACAGAATTAGCCGCTGTTGTCAAGCCACCTGAGATAACTAATTCATTGTTCCCTAAACTGAAGAGATTAGTAGAGAGATTGAAGCCGATCATAACAGGAGTTATGGGATCGGGAGATAACTTAGATTAGAATATAAAGGTTGCAACTTCTATTATAACACAAATTTGTACATTGTCAAGAGTTATTTTAAAGCCAGGTCGACCAGGTTATAACCCGGTGACATGACAAATATAAAAGTTGCAACTTCTATTATAACACAAATTTGTACATTGTCAACAATTAATTTAAAGAAAAGAGAGAAATATGTCAATAGAATGTGATAACACAACACCACTAGCGGGCAAAGCCGGATCTACTCTGGGGAATGACAGTGCGCTATTCGATAATCTCATTGATGTATCGTCTCTGATTGATGATTCTGATCCATTCGGATCGGCCGGGTTAAATCGTAATGCTATTATTGACTTGACAAATGGATTAAATGGGTTATTGGGAGCATCTGATTTAACTGGATTTGATACACTCAAGGAAAGATTCGATCAGTTTCCTCTGACGTTTACTGAGATAGCGGCATTTGCTATCAATAATAATGAAAATGTTAATGATCTTCTTAACGGATTGAACAACTTTCAGGAAGGAAACGGAGGAAAGAATACTGGATCAGGGGGTGGAAACACTCTGGGGCCCTATGTAGGATATAGTTCAAAAGACGGAGGACTAGATGGGGCAAATAGTAATCAGTTAACGGATGCGTTCATAGGTGGCCTATTAGGAGATCTTGACTTCTACTATAATCAGAATCTAGGAGCATCTATTAGTGCGGGTACTTGTGGAGCATTCGGAAATGCTTTAATGCAGTTGCTTGGAGTATTTCAATTACTTGATACACTGAATGCTACGTTAGCTAAGATTCAAGATCTTGATCCAAAGAAGCTTGCTATTCAACTAGCACAGAAGCTAAAGATCGATGCCATTAAGAAGAAGATTAAGGACACTATTAAAAAGCTAGTTGAGAAGATCAAGCGTCAAGTTCTCAAGACTGTTAATAGCATTATTCCACAACTCAAGAATATGGGATGTGCGAGTAAGGCTTTCTTTAAGAAGATGAGAAAGAAGATAGATCAGATTAACGAGTTCTTCTCTGAAGAGAATATAAAGCGTATTAGAGACGAGATTGATACATTCATTAATAACATGGTGGCCAACTTTCAACGTCTGACACTAGAGAATGCTCTTATGCTTATGTATCAGCTATGCCGATTTACTGAGCAGTTACAAGCACTTCTTATGGGAGATGCAAATGAAGTACAGAGAATCGCTATTGTAACACAGAACGAGACAAGGGCATTAGAGTCAGCAGGACTTAAACAGACTATGAAAGCTGTAGAGAATGGAGCAGTACGAGTGGCGCCTGCGGAGCGTCTCAAGAAGCGAGAGGAAGTCATTAAGAAGAATAACGAAGAGTCTAAGAAGTCTAAAGTGCCTAAAGATCATATCACAGATCCTTGTCCAACACAAGAAGAGATGGAGATTATTAATAAGATTAGTGATGCAGGACTAGGCGATAGTATAACATTTTCTTCTAGTGTTGTCAAGAACAAAGAATGGCAGGATGTCGATAACTCTGTATGGAGTAAGTTACTGCGTATTGTTAAAGCGACAGATGCGGAATATGAAGTCACTAATGGAGTGAAGAAGAAGACTAATACAACTGCTACTATGGGCGGTACATCTAATCATATACATCTAACAGGATTTGCTGTAGATATCTCTATCAATGATAAGAATAGAAAAGATACTATTATAGCCGCCAGTAAAGCCGGATTCTCAGGCATAGGAGTATATAAGACATTCCTTCATCTAGACGTAGGAACAAGAAGATCATGGGTGGCCGGAGATAAGGGAATTGATATATCTCCTACTGAACAGTTCGCAGGTACCGATCTAGCTGATATCAAGAAGATTATGAATAAGCATGATAGTGATGGACATAGAAAAGTTCGTGATGAGGGGGAGGAAGTCGAGGGAATTGATTTAAGTACAATAGCTACTGAAGACTTAACTGAAGAGCAGACTGCCCAGTATTTTGAACAACTCAGGAGCGCAAGACAGCAGAATGATTCTGCAAGATCTTTTGAGTCTGAGAGTATAATGAGAGAGGTTGATCAAGCATATAATAGTAGAGGTTTAAAGTCAATACGTCAGATGACAAAAGAAGAACTAGAAGAGTTTGATAAATCAGGCAAACGACCTAAAGCATAGCATATAAATACACTATAAAGGATAAAAGAAATGTCATTAACGCCACGCACACGATCACAAGAGTTCTTCTCTGATTTCACAAGGAATCTAGAGCAGATACCCGGCCGTAAGGATCTGAGTAGACGTATTAACGAGAATGCTGTAAAAGAGAGCATACATAATCTCGTTATGACGGATCGTGGAGAGCGTTTATTTCAGCCTAATATAGGATGTGATATACGAGGATCATTGTTTGAGAACATAGATCCCAACACTATATTACTACTGAAAGACAATATTCGATATACGATTAATACATATGAACCGAGATGTAATCTTCACAACGTAGAAGTTGAAGCTAACATAGACACAAACGATCTGAGAGTAAGAATAGTATTCTCTGTGATAAATACTAGTAACACTTCAGAACTTACAATTGATCTTAATAGGGTAAGATAGACACATGGCCAACTTGTCACCAATAAAAAATTTAGACTTCGCTGAAACTAAAGAAGCACTCAAGACGTTTCTAAAGAATCAGGATCGTTTCAAGGACTTTGACTACGAAGGCTCTAATACGAATGTGCTACTTGATGTACTATCATATAATACGTTTTATAACAACTACTATTATAACATGATGATATCCGAGATGTTTCTGGATAGTGCTAGTCAACGTAATAGCGTATTGTCTCATGCTAAAGAACTTAACTATATGCCTACAAGTAGACGTAGTGCAAGTGCTAAAGCAACGATTAATGTAGTCGCCCCCAATCTAGACAGTAACTACTTTAACATTCCTGCTAATACTAAGTTCATTGGACGATGTGGTAACAAGACATATAATCTATTAACGGATAAAGCACATACTGCTGTACGATCTAATGGTGATAATAGTCTATATGTTATTGAGAATGTCGATCTATTTGAAGGCCGTGTTATTAACGAAACTCTCACGATATCTAATACTACTCTCAGTAATGATGCTATTGATACTCGGTCTCTCAAGATCACTGTTAATAACGAGACGTACACATATAGAAGTGATATCTTTGGTGTTTCTTCAACTGATAAAGTCTTCTATCTACAACCTGAGAATGACGGAAAGTACTCTCTACAGTTTGGACAGAACAAGTTTGGAGTACAACCTACAGCAACTGATATCATTAAAGCAGAGTATAGAATATCTTCTGGCCCTTCCGCTAATGGAGTGACTTCATTGACGATTGGCGCTTTTGGCGGAGCGAGTTCTATAACTGTGAATGTCACGACTTCTACATCGGGCGGATCGATGGCTGAAGATATAGAGTCAATTCGGACGTTCGCTCCTAAGGCGTTTCAAGTACAAGAGAGAGCAGTAACGAAACGAGACTACGAGACTCTACTACGTTCTCGCTTTCCTAATATTCAAGCAATCTCTGTATATGGTGGTGATGAAGTTGATCCTCCTCAGTTCGGAAAAGTAATTATCTCAGTTGATGTAACTGGTGGTGAAGGTGCGGCTGACTATGAGATTGCTAACTTCAAGAACTATCTAAAGGATAAGACTCCATTAACAATTGAGCCTGTCTTTGTTGTTGCTAAGTTTCTATATGTTAGTGCTAACATTAATGTTGTCTATGATCCTAATGTAACTAACAAGTCGCCAGCCCAGATTCGATCTGAGTTAAATGACTCTATTATAGCATATCAGAATACAAATCTCAATGACTTTAATAAGACACTTCGTCAATCAAGACTAGCGGCATTCCTTGATACTGTTGACGGATCTATTGTATCTTCTGATATTGTGGCCAAGCCTATTATCGAGTATGTTCCTACACTTAATCTAGCAACAAGTCCATCATTCTCATTTGAGTCTGAGTTAGTTAAACCTTATCCGTTTGATGACGTAGAAGGATTTACTACATTCAAGCCTGCTGTATCATCTAGTAAGTTTACTGTTGATGGATCACTTGTATCAGCAAAGGATGATGGTAAAGGAAACATTATGCTAGTGACTGGTGATACTACTGTTGAGAGTGTGTTTAAATCGTCTGTTGGAACTGTTGATTATGCTACAGGCGCCATCAAGTTATCTAATCTAAACATTAGTTCATTCCAGAATCAGGCAATTAAGTTTACTGCTAACACAACGAACAAGGATATTCGTCCTCCAAAAGATCGTATCATCGTGATTCGTGGTGAAGATGTTCTTATAACTGTATCTCCATTGGAATCATAATTCATGGCTTTGAACCTGAGAAGTAGTATCTATGCAGAGATAGCTGATCAATTTCCAGATGTCTATAAGGAAAATGGTGACTTTCTCATATCCTTTGTAGAGGCGTACTATGAGCATCTTGACGAAAAGATGGATCGTGACGTTCCTAAACTTCGTGATATCGATAGTACTCTTAGTTCCTTTATAGTATTCTTTAAGAAGAAGTATCTTGCTGATTTGCCATTAGATGCCGCTATCGATGTTCGATATGTACTCAAGCATATTAAGGATATGTACACACGAAAGGGTACTCAGGAATCACTTGAGTTGCTGTTCAAGATATTCTTTGATCAAGACATTGAAGTCTTCTATCCTAGTACTTCTATTTTGCGGCCTTCGGATTCTATTTGGGGAGGAGACGCTTATCTTGAAATGCGTACTGTATTCCAAGTAGATGACTATCCTATTAATAAGGGTGATAGAATAAAAGGAGATCTATCTCAAGCAGGCGCATTCGTTGATGAAGTAATCTTTGTTAACTTCTCGGGCGCATTATCTCCTATCATATATCTATCAAACATAACTGGAACATTCTCTGCTGATGATGGCATAATCGTATTCTCTGCTGATGGTGAGACTAACGTAGGTAAATTAATATCTGGATCAGTGAGTGAAGTTAATATTAACCCACTAAACAGAATAGCGAATCAGAAAGTTGGTGACGCTGTTAGTCTTCGATCAGCACTTACTGGTATTGACGGCACTGCTCGTGTATTAACCACATCACAGCAAGAGACTGGATCTATAGACTTTCGGATTCTTGATGACGGATTTGGTTACATTGATCCTGCTAGTAGTATGTCTGTAAGCAATAAGATAGGGATTAGTAATCAAGTTCTTATTGTCAATAATGCTAACACGTTACAACTAAAGCCAGGCGATATTATTAGTGCTAATGGCTCTCCATTGACTTACACTGGAAGTGGAGATGCTGATGCAGTTCCTTATGTAATGAGTGGTCATGCAAAAGTTATACAATATAATCATCCTCTACTATTTGTCGAGAGTTCAAACATAGATGACTATAATACATTGTGGAGTATTCAAGTATCTAATGGTATTCCAACCTCTGGACTTCTTACTCAAATAATATCTTCTATTGCGGTATTTAGTAGTTCACCCTCATTTTCAGATCCTACTATATATGCTCCATATGATAACTGGGCATCTGCGCTGAATGATCCGTTTCCTGTAGCGGGCGAGACTAATTCTGCTATAGATTTGGACGATAACGGTGATGTCGATACTGACGACATACAATTTATTGCTCAGATGAATCAGCAACAAGAAACAGATGGCGACACAAGCGGCTTAACATTTTCAATATATGGAACACCAACCAACTTCAATTATGATGCTTTTGCAGGAGTAACTCCAGAGGCATCGGATGCTGTCAAACTGCAAGCAAAGAGATGGCTTAGGGCTCTTACTCTACTTGACTTCTATACACCCCTTACTGCCGTGACGACTCAACCGACTCCCAATGGTGATAATCTCCAAGGCTCTTTAGCGACAGGAGTTGCTTTTCCCACAGCACTACAGAATCCGTCATTTACTGTTGAGGTTAATCACGACTCTAATAATACGGTCGACATTGTTGGTTTGGGAACTCCTAATGACACAGCGAAATTTGATATTGGTAATGTGAGAAACAAAGAAACTGTCACATTGATTACGGATCAGATTGGTGATTTTACAGATGTCGTGTTAGATGCTGATGGTATTCCATCGAACGATGACTATGGTATGACAGGCCCTAATGCAGAAAATCTAAACACAAGCATAGCTGATGCGTTCTCACCAATAACAATTACTATAGGATCGATAGATACGTTAAATGTGTCGAATGCTGGTTCTAACTATCAGAACGATGTTTTCGCTAATATAGAATTTGACTTAATCTCGAAGTTTCAGAAACATGACTTTATTTTAAACTTTGATGTTGTAGACTTTAACCTTAGTGTTGGAGATAATATAATTCAGAATAGAACTATTCCAGATATTGAAGTTGGCCTAACAGGTAACCTTTCTGAAGCTGAGATAGAAAACTTGGCCGCAACATCGACTAATGGTGCTGTTGGTTATCAGGATAGTGTGACTTCATTCGACTACATCTCTGGTGGCACTATAGCATATGAATCAAAGGCAAAATTCTTAAAAAGAGTTGGATCAGATTTCTACTTTAGACCTATGTCTTTCTATCAGTTCGATGAAAGCAGAGATGACGATGATGTACTATTAACTAAAGTTTTGGTTGGAGGCGTACTCAAATCATTTAGTGGTTTAAGAGAAGATCTGACATCTAGTGTTATGGGAAATAATGGTAAGGTTCAGGGAGTGGCATCATATCAAACTGGACAGATAGATACTGTAGCTATAACTAAGACAGGATATAGATATACGGATGGTGAGGCTGTCGAAATCTTTAATGAAGAAGTCGATAGTCCTAGCTATGGTAAAAAGATTGCTGACGCAACAATTAGAACATTGGGTCAGGGAAAGACAGCAGGTAGATGGAAATCTAAAACATCTTTCTTGAGCGAAGAGTCTAAGAAGATTCATGACAATAATTACTATCAAGAATATTCATATGATATATCCTCTATCATTGATCCCAAAAAATACACAGGACTTATCAGCGATGTTGTTGGTGTTGCGGGTACAAAACTATTCTCTACTCCACTGATAAATAGTGATAACGTAATTGATACAACACTGGATGCAGAATTCGTGTACTATAATATAGAGTCTCAAAATTTCATAGCGACTAATGGTGTGAGTGACTTTGAATATGTAACCCAAAACTCAGTTACATATCCAGGCGTTAATGCTTCGGGCGTCAATTATGCTCCAAGCACATTACTCTTTGCGAATAACACAATCGCAGTTCTGACATCTTTTGATTATGTACCTCAAGTTGGAGACTTCGTGCAGATGACTGGTGCAGGAACAGATTCCGTCAATAATCCGTCCAACTTTACAGCATCTAGTACAACATATCAAGTTAAGACAGTCGGCCCGATACAGGGCAGTGCGCCCCTTATTTACAGGAGTGTAACGCTTCATGTTGTTGGGAATTCGGGATTGGATATAACTATTCCTACTATAACTTACAATGCGGCTGCGACAGATCCACTATATTCAACAAACGGGCTTATTGTAACATTCCGTTCTGACAACGTAGTTACACAGAATCTAGTTGCAGATATTGCAACTGAAACAGGAGTTTCGTAATGGCTACATTAAGAATACAATCAGACGGCGATCCGTTTCCTGCGAAGGCTGGGCATAACGGAACAAATGTTCCAAAGAACGATGGTAGTGCTAGAACATTCCAAGACTCATCGAATATTGCAGATCAGAGTAACGACTTCACTATTAAATATAGAGGCGGAAGTAATACTTCCAATCCTCAGATTGTCGATAAGGATTTGCCGATAGGTATAACGACAACGGGTGTTGTTATATACTCACCAATGGCACCGAATTCGGTTTTACCAGTTTCTGGACAGGCGGCACCACCTGGATATCACTGGAATATCATAGAGAATCAAACAGAATTTTATCAAGATCTCTGTGGTGGAAAGCCAGAGACTGATGGAGAGTATAGATACAGAAGTGGTGGGTTCTATACAAATGGACTTCAAAGTAATTCATCATTCACAGGATCTAGTACATATTATACTAATGGTACTGAGCATCCAGATGGACACTCTAGAATCTTAGGATATGCATTTGATGGATACCCAATATACGGCCCAATGGGATACGCTTCACCGACAGATAATACATCTTCTGTGATCAGGATGGAGTCTAGTTATACTGTTAGACCAATACCACTAGCATCTAGACTTAACGGATATGATATAATCCCTCAAGGTAAGTTCTGTGAAGATTATGAGTATACATCTTCAGGAAATTTAGATGAATATAATGGAAGATATTGTGTTACCCCAGATTACACAAACGGAACATACGCATACTTCTTGACATTCTCGGACGGAACATTTACTTCTCCTGCATATCCATATATAGTAGGTAGAAGTACTAAAGAACAAAGATCGTCATAACGAATACGGAACCCAATAATGGCAAAGATAATTACAGAAAATTTTAAAGTCGAGACAACTAACGAGTTGTTTAAGTCATTTAAAAATCAAAATAAAACTCTGGGTGATAACTTCATGTCCGAGTTAGCAGTCTATGATACTCAGTCGTCATCAATATCGTTGACTGCGGAGGATAATATTGCAATTCGTGCTTTGGTTGATGATCAACTTGACAGACTAAGACCAGAATCTAGTTATTATATTATGGCATCGAAGGCATTGCCTTCTGGACAGGATGAGTCTGGTAGTATAAAGAATACACAGAATAATAAAAGGGATTTCCAACGAAAGGTTATATTTGGTTCGAAAGTGGGAGACTCCACAGCAAGATATATGTTCTACGAAAACAACTGGCAAACAGGTACTGTCTATGATGCATATGACGATACTGAACCATTTGAAGGTAGCAACCAAATCGTCACTGTTCTTAATTCCGATTCCGACTATCTAGTATTCAAGTGTATTGAAAATAACAATGGTGGGCCGTCTACAATTAACCCTCAGACAACTCTATCTCAGTTTACTGCTAATTATCAGTCAGTTGAAACTGGAGACAAGTACATCTGGCACTATATGTTCACAGTGCCCTCTTCTGATGCTAACATATACAAGACGACTGATAGTCTACCTCTACCAATAGTATCTGATGGTGTGTATGGAGATGCACAAGTAATTAGTAACGCAAAGGAAACTATATCGCAAGTAATTATCGAAGACACTCCGGTCAACTTATTCAATCAATACTTGTTTGGTACTGCAACTAGCGTAGCTAACTCGTCTGACGTTGAATCTTTATCTCAGACTTCAGCAGGATCGGGAGTCACAAATCTAAAGGTAAAGCCAAAGGACTTGACTGGTAGATCACTATATAATGATTCAGACTCATACAAGTATATGTACTTCAGATCTGCTGACGGGTCAACATCTGGAAAGTTATATGATGTGATTGGATCAACCACAAATACGACTGACAGTACAATAACATTATTGCTAGAAACTACTGATGCAATTTCAGGCTCTGGTCAACTAGTCCCCAAGATTGAAATTAGTTCTCCAGACTATAACGGTGTTAGAGCAAAAGCATATGGAGTTATCGATCAGTTTGGTACACTGAAGCGTGTTGCGTTTGAGACTAGAGGGAGTAGCTATAAGTTCGCATCAGCGAAACTAATAACCCCAAAGAGTTTAAGTTCTACAGGAACTACCAATCTTCGTGCTGTAGTTTCAACTAAAGGTGGACATGGGTCTAATCCAATAAATGAGTTAGGGATGAGTAGACTCTCTATTGTTACAAACTTTTCTGGAGATTCTGATGATGTCCCAGATAGCAACACATATACGCAAATGGGATTAGTTAAAAATCCACAGTTTACTAATGGGGCAATCCCCGAAAGTTTTGACAATAGAGTCGTGATCAGCAAGGTCGGTGATCACACCGCAGTCGCAATACCTGATTACTATATTGAGCAATATATAGAGTTCGTTAATGCTACAGATCTGACTATAGGTGAATCATATGTGATATCTGACTTGGGTAATATGTCTACTTCTGATTGGAACGCAATATCGACTACAGAACTTACTGATGCTACTGCAATTGCAGGAACATCGTTTGTTGCGTCCTCGGGTGTGTCTTCACTATCTGCGACTAAAACTGGCGTAGCTACAGTGGCAGTAGATACTCTTTCTCGTGATAAAAAGCAAGAGATTATAACTGCTAAAATACACGAGAGTTCGTTTGATCTCCTCACCGGTATCACTAAAATATATTTGGTAGACTATTACGGAGATTTTAGAAGTAGACTTCAGAAGGGTAACATCCGTATAAAAATTACTGCAACCGCAGAAAACGCCACTGCGATAAGCATAAATAACTTTAGTGATATTGTTTATGGTGCTTATACTCCGTACACAGGAGACTTACTACACTTTATCGATTTTGCGCCGATAACCAGATCGTCAACCACAAGAGAAAAAGTAAAGTTCACATTTGACTTTTAAGGAAAGAGAATATAGCCCATGGGTATTAACACAGATTTAAACGTAGATCCGTATTACGATGACTTTAACGAAGCTAAACAATTCAATCGTGTTTTGTTCAAGCCAGGTAAGGCTGTCCAAGCACGAGAGTTAACTCAGCTTCAAACTATTCTACAGAAACAGGTGGAACGATTCGGATCTAATGTATATAAAGAAGGAACTATCATTAGCGGTATTAACTTGACTGCTCGTGATGACTTGTTTTATGTCAAAATAAATGATCAAGTAGATTTTACCAATCCATCTTTATATAATCAGATTGTCTCTGATGATGGAACAAAAACTACCTATGTATTAGTCGGTCAAACTTCTCAACTTAGAGCAGAGATCATAAAGGGCGATAATGGATTCCAAACTCAAGATCCCGATCTAAAAACTCTTTATATCAAGTATCTAAACACAAGTCAAGATAATGATGGTGATGTTAAGCAATTTATCGCAGGTGAAGTATTAGAAATTAGAAAAGAATCTGACGATAGTCTTCAGGTTAGTATTACTGTTGCCAGTGTCGCTAATCAGACAGGAAATTCTTTTGGAGTATCATGTGAAGAAGGTGTTATCTATCAGAAAGGGCACTTCATTTTTGTGGATAATCAGTTCATCATTGTTGAGAAGTATACGAATACACCCGGTAATAAATCAGTAGGATTTTCTGTAAATGAGAATCTTATCGACTCCGATGCAGACGCATCTCTTCAAGATAATGCGGCAGGATTCAATAACGTAAATGCACCTGGCGCTGATAGACTTCAGCTTGTACCAACTCTAGTATCTTATGACAGCGCATCTGAGCCCACAGAATTTTTCGCACTCATCAGATATGTCGATGGTAATCCAGTTCGTATTAGGGATAACACTGAGTTCAACGTAATCGGTGAAGAGATCGCAAGAAGAACATTCGAAGAGTCTGGTAACTATGTGGTTAACGGGTTAGAGGTTTCTCTAGAGGAAGAAAATAATACTGCCTACGCTGTAGTCAGCCCCGGTAAAGCTTATGTGTATGGTAAAGAGGTTACAAACGTATCTCCAACTAGACTTGCAATAGATCCAGTTACTTTAACTCAAAGTAGAACTAGTCAGCACACTGGTATTAACTACGGACAATATTTCACATACAATACTAGTACAACGACAACTGTTGATCACTTTCAGGTAGACGGTACTCGGTACACGTTATATTCAGATACAGGTGGCACGACTGCAATAGGAAAATGTTCAGTCTCTAATCTTTTGCCAGGTAAGATATTTGTCTTTGGTATTAAGAAAGATTCGGGTTCTGAAAACACTCCTGTACTAAGAATAGGTAATACTGTATTGAGCGCACCTGCAGGTTCTTCTGAGCCAGCAAGCAGACTATATGAACCTGAATCTGCATCTATGATATTTGACGCAGGTCGACCCGATATGCAAAGCATATCCAATATCAATGTAGTTAGAAGAATTCGTGAGACTAATGTTAGTGTAAACGCTGGTGGCGAATTGACTATATCTGGTACTGGTGATACTGCCCCACTATCAACTGATGTGATGGGGATGAGCGCAAATAATGTTGTTGTTCCTGTTACAACTGCAACCCCTGATGCTAGTAATGTGAATGTGGATTTCGATAACTCAGTGAATGATCCTGATGTTCTATATTACACTCGTGTAGACTCTAACCTGTCAGCAGATACTCTGACGGAGAAAGTCGGTTATGTGAAGGCAACCCACAGCACTGTTAATGCATTTGGTAACAGTGGTAATGCAATGGCCAGTCTCGGCATACCCAATGTTATTGAACTCATTAGCGTTACAGATTTCTTTGGTAATACTAACTCTACTTCGGGAACAGTGGGCACAGACGTAACATATAAATTTAGATTGAATAAAAATCAAAAAGATGATTTCTATGGACATTCTTTTATCTCTTTGAGATCTGGAGAAACCCTTTCTAATAACGAACTACTAATTAAGTTTCGATATCTCGATAGAACTACTTTAGTAAACAGTGGATTCTTGACTGCTAATAGTTACGATACAGTATCTAGTAAGTCTCTAGTTACCACATACACCACTAAAGATGGAACAGTCTTTAATCCGCTAAACTCATATGACTTCAGACCATATGCAGATGCAAGTATCACACCGGCACTAGATGCGGGTGGCTCAAGTGCAGTTCCTACATTTGTGGATTATACATTTAGTCGTGGCGTAGCTGTTATGAGTAATACTGCTATATCTGGAGATCAGACATACTATATGTCTAGAATCGATAGAGTGGTGTTAGACGAGTATTCAAATATTAGTATTGTTAAGGGTGGAGAGTCTGAAAATCCATCTGCACCGAAAGTCGGCAGATTATACACAGTTGGTGAAATAACATCACCCGGTAATACCACAAAAGTTTCTGGTGAAAATAGAATATATGTTGAAAATGTTTCTTCTAAAAACTATACAATGGAAGAGATCGGATTTATCGATAGGAGATTAGACGCATTAACCGAAACAGTATCTTTGAGTCTTCTTGAACAAGAGACTATTGATATGAGTATAACCAGTGTAGTCAATGGTGTTGTCACAAATAGATTTAAAAATGGAATACTAGCAGACTCGTTTAACACATTACTAAATGCCGATATTATTGATGCAGAGTTCTTATCAAGTATCGATAAGAGTAGAAGAATTATTGCACCTGCTGTAGAACAGTTTCCAGTTGATCTAAAAATTGATCCTGCTTCAGCAAGCAATACAAGAATAACATTTGATGATGTGGTAACACTGACTGATTCGGGTAGTAATCTTCCTGTTATTGATCAGCCATATGCAACTGCATTTAGAAACTGTGTATCTAATTTCTATGACTTTAGAGGCCAGGTAGCTATAGATCCTCCATTCTCCTCTGGATATGATGTAATCAATAATCCGGCAATAAATCTTGAAATTGATATTGCTGGTCCTATGTTGGATTTGGTTGATAATATACAAGAGATTATGCCTCTTACTAGAGAAGATGTCATATCTGAAGTAAGAACTGGAACTAATAGACCCAGACGAAGAGTTATTATGGGTGAGTTTGAGCAGACTGTGGCAAATACCAGCCTCACTAGTTCAATATCTAGTGCTACACAGCAGGTTGGTAACTTTATAACAGATATCAACATGAAGCCGTATTTGAGACGACAGCGAGTTAAGGTTGCCGTAACAGGATTAAGACCTAATACTGAGCATCATTTCTTCTTTGACGGAAAGAGTGTTGATCAATATGTAGCACCTGGTAGAGTAGGCACATTTAGATCTGAAGAGACTAATAGATTTTTGGGCAGAGGAAGACAAATTAATGTTAAGCGTGTTTATGACATTGGCGACACGGTTGCTCCTTTCAATCGAAAGAGTGGTGTTGGTCAAAAAGTTAAGTCTAACTCACAAGGCATTCTTTTTGCAGTCTTCTACATACCAGAAAGAACATTCTTTGTTGGTGAAAACAACTTAGAGATTGTTGATGTTGACACATATAGTTCTATCGACTCCGCATCTACTTCATATGGTAAGGCTACATATAGAGGATATAACTTTGCGGTTAATAAGTCTGAGATGAACGTAACGACTAGGACGGTGGACTTTGATACTAATGTTAACATTACTAAAAGAGAAGTTCAGAGACAAGTCGGAGATCCACTTGCTCAAACATTTAGAATTAAATCTACAAGCACATCGGAAGCTAATGTAATTCATGTTAGTGATATCGACCTCTTTTTCAAGAAGAAGAGTGCTACTGTTGGTGCAACCGTACAAATACGAGAAGTTGAAAACGGATACCCAACTAAGAAAGTTCTACCTTTCGCATCAAGACATCTAGACTCCGCAGATATAGCAGTATCGGATGACGGCACAGCAGTAACTAAATTTCAGTTCACTAATCCTATTAAGCTGAATGCTAATACTGAATATGCTATTGTAGTTCTTCCAGATGGCAATTCTCCAGACTACTTAATCTACACCTGTAAGGTTGGAGACACAAGTCTGTCTAGAGGAACAAGTCCTTATAGGGTTGCTGTTACTAACGATTGGGGTGATGGAGTTTTGTTCACATCTACTAACGATAGTGCATGGAAGTCTTATCAAGACGAAGACGTTAAGTTTGTTATCAATAGATTTGATTATAATGCCTCTGTTGGAACTATTGATCTAGTACCAAATGATATAGAAAACCTTACCCTTCGTGAAGGTGCCGGTAACTTTAATGTAAGTGAACTTGCTTATGTTAAAAAAGATAATCTTCAATTTCAAGGAAGTATTAGTGGCGACTCTTTTGAAACTTTAACTATAGCAGACACATCTCTTCCGTTTACTAGTGGAGACTTTATCTATATTGAGTCTAATGCTACTAGCACTGTTAACTTTGTAGCAGAGGTTATATCAAGCACTACGAATCTATCTAACACAGTAATAACTCTAGATAGATCGATATTCCAAGAAGTAGCGGCAGTAACGGCAAGTGTATGTGTGGTTGGAGAAGTGTCTCATTTCAATAACAAACATCCTAATAGTATACAACTAAAGGGTAGTAGTGCAAGATCAAGTAACTACCTTGATGACAGCGCAACAGTGGAAAATGGAAGCTTTGTTCCAGGCCATACATACACGATTACGAATACTGGTACTATGGGAACAACCAACTGGAATACTGTTGGTGCTTCAGGGGTTCCTTATGTTGGTCAAGTATTCAAAGCATTAGTGGTCGGAACAGAATCTGGATCTGGATCAGCCAGACCCAATATGCAAGTATTGAGAGGAACTGAAAGTGGCGCAACTGCATTCGTGACTTCTGTTAATAATCAGAAAATATCGTTTATTCAACCACAAGTATTTTCTCATAACTCTATCAATACAAGTAGTGATCTGGATCTATTCAGAAATAATACTAAAGTTAAGTCTATAGGTAATAATGAGAATGTTTATACATTAGATACTCCTTTGACTATAGCAAGTAAGAGTCGTATTGTTGCTGATAACAACGAATCTACTGATATGAAAATTCGTGTTAACATGAATAATAACGGTAAGAAGACAGATACTCCACTACTAGATCAGGCACTATCTGAACTTGTTGCGTATAAATACATCATTGATGAGTCGGCCGCACTTACGTCTAAATTCATATCTAAGCAAGTTATACTAAGAGATGGGTTAGACGCTGTAGGGCTGAGAGTTCTGCTTTCTGCGTACAGACCCGCAGGAACTGTAATTGAAACCTATGCTAGATTTACATATCCAGAAGATGTTAGTAATATGAGCGATTGGATTCAGCTAACGAATGATACGTCTGAAGTATATTCCAACTTGGCAAATACTAGAGACTATAGAGATTTTGAGTACTCTCTTCCAAGTGAAGTTAACGAGTATAGCGCATTCCAGATAAAGTTTGTTATGCGTCATGCAACCACTAGTGAGTTGAGTGCTAGTCCAGATCTGAAAAATATAGATCCAGATATTAACCTATTCCCTCATCTATATGACTACAGAGCGATAGCGTTAACATAATGTCAGCATCATCTTACATAAGGTCTAAAACTGGAGCAGGAGTAGTCAACTCTGATATTTCTGCTTATAATGATGCGGTACTTAAAAGAAAGCAAGATAAATATATAAAAGGTTTAGAGCAGAGAATTATAAAACTTGAGTCTGCGCTATCCTTACTCGAAAACACAGTTAAAGAGATGACAAAATGACAATCAACAAAACTGATTTGGCAAACACATCCACATTTGGTACTTGGAAAACACGAACTAATGAACTTTTGGCATTCGCTAGAAAGACGGTCAGTCTTGGTGATAGTGGAGAGGACAACAATGGTAACATAGTCCTGAATGGCAATTTATCATTGGGCGGAACTAACCCAACTACGGATACAATAACCGTAAACAATATATCTAAGTGTGCTACTGGCGACTTTAAAATAACTAATGCCGCTACAGTTCAAGGCGTTTTAACTCTTGACTCTGGTTCAGGGTTGGCATCTTCAGTTCAATTCAGTAATGGTGGAACATCTACATGGGATATCTCAACACAGACTGATCATAGTTATCTAGAAATTGGTGACGGTACTTCTTTCATTAGATTCCAAGCAGACGGTTCTGGTGGTAAAGAAATAGATGGAGAGAATATTAGAATTAACAACGATATTCTACCAACAGAAATATCTGCTGTTAATTTTACATCAACAGGAACAGGCGCATCTAGATCGGTTTTTGCAGAAGTAAATATTGGTGCAGGATCAATCACTGCTACTACAATAACCTGTCTCGGAACTGGGGCGAATAAAACAACTCTGTCCGAAGTTGATATTAATGGTGGTGCTATTGATGGAACTGCGATAGGTGGTACGTCAGCATCGACTGCCGCATTCTCGACTGTATCTGCATCTGGTCTTATTACTGCAAGTGGTGGTGTTTCGGGTGATCTAACTGGTAATGTGACTGGTAATGCAAGCGGAACAGCAGGCGGATTGACGGACCAGGCAATAATTGAAGTTTTAAAAGCTGTCTATCCTATCGGTTCATTATTCACATCAACAGCTAATGTAGATCCCAGTGTTGCTAGATCGCCCATCTTTGGGACTGGTGGTTTAGGATTTGGTACATGGGAAAGATATGCAGAGGGTAGAACATTAGTTGGTGTAGATGCTGAGGGATCAATAGGTGTTGTTGCTGGTCATACTAGTGAGAAGAGTGTGGCAAATGATCTTGCAGGAAGAGGTCGAAGTGGGGTGGTTTATTTAACTACCTTTGATCATGGGCTTGATGTGGGTGACCTTATTGATATTAATGTTGGCGACAACGTAACTATGGATGCATACTCAAGTCCAAATTCACCTAGTGATGCGTTCAACCCTTGGGCATATACTGATGCTAACGCAAGAGGGTTAGAGATTATCGCAATCGGTGGTTCGTCAGGAACCGTAGGAACGGGTGTAGGTAGTGGTGTGCCATTTGTAAGATTTAGCATAGAGAGCCTCTATACTAATATGACTTCACAACAGCAAGCAGACTATGATGCGATTGTATCATTTAAAAACTTTCAAGTAGGCGGGGTCGATCTTACTGTTAGTAATGGAATGACAATTAGAAATAGTCGTTTCAGAAATGGTCTCGCCAAGGGTGGTACGAGCCATGTTAAACTAGATCCTAAACATATTCCCGATCATGTTCATACTATGGAATCGTATGAATCTGGTATTCAGTACTATGGGTTTAATGATAATAACAGTTTACCTGCGCCAAAAACAGGCTTTGAGGCCTTTGGTACTCACACTAATACGCAGTATGGTACTTTGTTGGCTGATGAGCATCGGCAACAAGGGCCTGATAGCGACAATGATGGTCAATCCTGTAGTAGTACTGGTGTTGTAAAGGGCTATCCAGGTCCTATTGGTATAGTAGATACTGATGTTGATAAAGGACACGAAAATATGCCTCCTTATCAAGTGGTATATATTTACAGAAGAATAGCTTAAATAAATCAAGGATAAATCCGAATGAGTACAACAAAGAAGTTTTCACAGTTAGATAGAATCCAGACACTGGATGCTACGGATATATTCGCAGTAACTGATGTCGATCAAACTAAGTCGATGAAGATTCAGACTGACGATCTTTCTAATGTGATCCTGTCTGATGCCAATCTTACATCAAAAGCAGAAACGATAAAGAACAAGCTGAATGCATTTCAGTCTGGAGTAGGTAATGGTCTTCAGGCTCAGAAACTTTGGGATGATGGTCAATATAGAGACTCAACTTACTTTAGAAATTACAACAATCTAAACGGTAAGCCGGATATTATTACTGATCTTGGTCAGCTTGAGAATAGCCCAGAATATATAAAATATGATAATGCATCAGAGTCCATACTTGTTTCTGGCGCAGGCGCAACCAGCAGAACAATGACAACAGATTTCCTTAGAGAAGGAAATACTAACGAGTATTATACAAACGATAAGGTGATCACTCAACTTACTCAAAGCTTTGGAGCATTGTTTAATAGTTATAGCGATACATTTGATGGCGGTGGAGTAGGCGATAGTTTGATGGATGTCTCTGGGACATTCTTAAATGTTACTACTAACCAGTCTTCTACTATTCGTGTACTAGATCCAGATAGCACATTAGCACTTAGCTTTCAGCCTGGACAAATTTTAAGACTATATGGTGCAAATCTAACAGACAGTAATATAACTACTGCACCCACAGCAGGCAATCTCGGAGTCACTGTAAGTACCGGATTTACTTCTGGCACAGGCACAAATAGTAAAAACTTCTCATACAAGATATGCTTCTATAATTTAAAGACTGGAGAGATTACGCCAGCCTCGCCAGCACAAAGTGTTGATGTCTATAATGCAGGTAATGTGGTATTCGATGCATCGTCTACATCATTCAATACTGATAAGTTTATAGCACTTTCTATTAGCGGATACGCTGTTGGTAACGATCCTCAAGGCGTATTAATCTATAGGGCGATAGCACCTTCAACAGAATATAAATTGATTGCTGTTCTAGGCGATAAAGAGTTACCGAACTGGAAAGATTATCACACATTCGATTACACTAGCTGGTCTGGAAAAAACTCTATTGATAATAGCTATTCTTCAATAACGCATTTCCCACTAACTGCCCCATCTACTGCACAGAGAGGGTGGACTGATGTAACAATATCGACTATTACTCAGAATGTTTCTTCTTTTGATATTGGATTAACAACATCATCTTTTGTAAATACATCTGATGCTGTTCAGTTGGCACATAATGATACTAGTCTAATCACTGCGGCTATTTCTTCTAAGTCTACATCGGGTAGAAGAAGCTTATCTCTTAATGCTAAAACATATAACGCTACTCACATTAGTGTGCCAGATGACTTTGGTTTAGTTGGAACAGCTAACATTACAAAAATTAAAAAACTGCCTTGGAGTGGTTATAATGGGGCAAATGCTGATAACAGTCTAGTCAAATCGACCCAACCAACTAATGCACAGAATATTTCATTTGTTGGAGTGGACTTTGATGGAAACCTATTGAATCAATATTTACTCAACGATGATTCTGATCCATCATTGAACTTTTTAGTTGATTTGGGTTCTAATCCAACTTCTATTATATTAGATAGGACAAGATTTAAAAACCAAGTTGGTGCGGGCATATACGCAACAAGTCCCAATCAGTTCAAGATGACTGCGAGTGAAATTGTTAACAGTGGAGTCACAGATAGATTTACATTCTCTCCCTTAGTAATTGATAATGGTAGTTCGACAATTATTACAGGAAACAGATTCGAAAACTTTACTGATAATATAGATGCGTCTATCACATCAGAGGGTGCTATTGCAAATAATATTATTAAAGCTTGTGGATCTGGCCTGTTTGTATATGGGTCAACATTCTTAGTATCCTCTCCTAATGTTCTTATGGGTGCGGCTAATGAGTTCTTATCTAGTCCAGACATATTGAATAGTGAATACGACTCAATAAACATATATCTAGAGCAACTAGGAGATACTGCACCATACAGCAGTGATGTATTAGTATATCAAGAAAATGGAGCGGCATTTGATCTTGCATATACAAGCACTGGCTTCTCTAGTAGTATAGTGTATAGACTAAATCTTGTTCAACAGTTGAGTGACGGATCTACTCAGAAATATGGAACATTTGTTGGGCCAGGCGCAACTGGGATTGATGGAAATGCTCACAACACATTTGTTGTTGGTAAAAGATATGTAATTGTAGAGCCCGGTGATGTTACTTGGACTACTCATGGAGCGATTAATAGTAACGCAGGCACTGAGTTTACATATAGTGGTGCTGTTCAGCCTAGCGGTTCGACCGGATTTTGTACACCTAGTGAGTTTGTAGGATACGGTGATGGCACTAACACACCTATTACATTCACTGACGTTCCTGCATCTGAACCACATATCACTAGAAATAAAGGACAGTTCCAGTTCCAGATATCAGATCCAGACTACACTAAAATTAGGACTGGTATATATTCTCCTGCTAGTCTACAGTCTCTTTATGCCGCAAACACCAAAACAAGTGTGAGCGATGCTACTAAGATACACCCATTCGGATCATCTCATGTTGGTTTGGCTTGGTCAGCTAGTTACAGATATGATGCTAAAGTTGCTTCTATAACTGGTTCTGGATCTTGGGCTACTAGTGGTAATTACGGTGCCTCGACAACTAATCCTGTGTATACAGTTAACACTACAGTGTCGATTTCTACTCCACTTTCGGTTGGACAATTCGTTAGAATATATGAACACACCAGTTTTGCGCTTCACGCAGATCCAAATTCAGGTCTTGCAGAAATTGTTGCTATTGGTCTTGGTGGAACAACGCTCAGTCTGAAATATTGGGGCTCAGGTGACGGCGCTACTGCCGCAAGTGTCGATGGTGCTACTGGAGCAGGGTGTACCAGAGGAACTGAAAATACAGGAACAATAAATATAGTAGACGACTTTGTGATGGCACAAGGGCTTATTAAATAGGAAAAAGAAATGTCAAGTATTACAAATGTAAACCAAAACACATCAGTAGTAAACGTAGGTAGGACGACTCCTGTATCACCAGGCGCCCAAAACGCTGACAAGTCTATACCAGTAGTAATGGCTTCGGATCAGACTCCTATTCCTGTTGTAGAGCAGAATAAGGTTCAGTCTGAAGTAGCACTATCGCTTCTAGGTATTCCAAGAGCAGAAGTTGCACTAGGTATTTTTGCTGACGTAAACACTTATGACGTTAACCCGTCAGAATGGTCAATGCAACCTGCATTTCATATTCCAGGCGATGGTGTACAGCATCTTCCTACAGAAGCCGGTGCGCTTGTAGAAGCATCTCGAAACAAGACAGCGGTATTGACATCTAAGCGTTTCTTCAGATATCAGCCCGGTCGTGTATCTGCCGCTACATTTGGCGTTAAGAGTTCTGTATCTATTGCAAACTTTGCACAGAATCCTGCCATTCGCAAGTTTGGTATCTATGATAAGTATGATGGCTACTACTGGGAAACTAGAAATAACGCTCAAGGTGATAACTTTGGTGTAGTTCGTAGAACGCAATCTCTTCCAAATGCTCCACTAAGCACATATGGTATAGGAGGCGCTACTGCCGCTACTACGCCACTTAGAGGCGATGGTGCCGCACCCGGTAACGTAACAACTACTCAGCTAGACGACTATAGAATAGTTGGTTTAGGTGCAAGCGAAAAGTCATCTGAAGATGCTGGTCTAGCTGTTGCGGATAGAAAGATTTTAACTGATAATAGATTTGCTATTATTGATGCAGTACTTGCGAGTGCAATAACAACTTATGGTACACCTAGCGGAAGTAATATTTTAGGAACTAGTGTTGCACAAACTGGTAACGGATATTATGCTGACTTTGTGGCAGCCTATAACGCTGTGAGCGGTATCTCTGGCTTTACTGTGGATCAAATAAAAGCTAAGTGTAAACGAGATCTAGACTACTGGATAGATAACTATCTTCTCGATTTAAAGCACGGTGGTGATGCACACACAAAGATCAATACAACTAACTTTGCGCTGTCTGGTGGTACTGATTTTGATTATGACACTGGTAATAACAATGTAAGAGTTGGTGTATTCCCTGCTCAACCAACAGTATTTGAAACGCCAGTACACCAAGCGTTTAAGACTTACATAGATGCTAATAGTATTTCATTAAGCACTGATGCCGAAGCTGATCTTCTAGTTTTAATTCAACATACAATAGATTCTTACAATAACACAACATTTATACCTAGAAATATTACATCGGGCGTAAACTATGGAACTAAGGATAAGTTAGAAACTTTCTTTGACGTTAAGAAACAGTTCTGGTCATACTATGTAACTACTAAAAGTATTGTTGTGGATGTTATTGCCGATGCAGGTGCCAGTAATATTAGCTACACTGTCCCGACTGGTGTCGGTCTAAGCGCCGCATTTACTGAGACAGAACTTAAATATAAATGTCAGCGTGATGTTGGGTATGTCATTGATGGATATAAGAATGATATCCTAGCAGATGCTAACGCAGAAACTGTATATAATGCAAGTATGTTCACTAGGGGTACAGGCCTTTCAGTATACTCTCAGCAAGACTCTAACGTGCCTAGTAGTATCACAGAACCAGCAAGACACACCCTTCTTAGGACTATCATGCGAAACGAGTTAAAGGCGTTTGGTTATGCTGTTTCTAGCGATGAATATAAGGCTTTTGATATATTAGCAGGCTTAATTATCGGCAACTTCGAGTCTGAGAACACTAGTGCGATGACTGTAGGTAAAAGAGGATTTGCGGGTAATCTAATTACTCTTCGTGATGGACTGATTCATGTCCATGCTGGCGTATATGATCCATCATTACTTAAAGACTCTAAGAAAGTTGTTGCAGTAATGGAAGCAGGCGCAACAGCCGCAGCCGATACTATTAGACTTACCGAGGGTCTTGTTACATTTGGGCAACATATTAAAATTAGTTGGACTGGGGATACTCCAGTTGCAATAACAGATTGTCCTAATGGTGGAATATATAAAGTTAAAAGTGTTAAAGGGCCAAAGGGCAATGAGTTCATTGCAGTCAGTGTAGTAGATGGTACAACACAGCTAACAGAGGCTAATTATACATCGATTACTGGCGATAACGGAAAATTATATGTAGACACAGTTGTTCCTTTCATATTCCCTAAAGATTATGATGTCACTAACTCTGCAACGCTAACCCTAACTTCCGAAATTGATACTACTCCTGCAACGCTCACCAATTCAGCGGCTAGTAACAGTGTTTCGGGTGATCATCGAGTATTTAACACTAAATCCTTATCAGGTATTGGATCAATACCACAGGGAGCAATGTTCCCATATATGTATTCCACTGTTGACGATCTTAATAGTTCAGGATTAGGAAACAACTACATGGGATTCGTGAATACAGCACTCGATCCTAACGGTCCAACTGGAACTGGTGATAATGTTGATATAATTAGATCTCAGATTGATAATGTAAACTTTTTCCCAGAATACATTAACTGGATTAAAAATAACGTCAAACCAGAATACTATGGAGTGTATGAATATCGTGTACCTCGATCAAGATTCAGTCATGATGCCCTAGACGGAATACTTGCGACAGATGAAAATAACTCTAGAAACAGAGTTTACAGTGATTTAGCAACTGGTGTTGCAGGAACAGTTAGACCTGGTGAAAACTATACAGTAACTGCTGATGTAGATGAGAAGCAGTCAAGTGTATATAACTTCGACTTCACTAAAGTAACGATGCTTAAAGTAGAGTTCTCTTGGTATGGTGCTGTTGGTGCATTGTTCTTAGCATATGTTCCAGTCGGTAACGGTGAAGCACGATGGGTACGAGTACATCACCTAAGAGCATCGAATCAGTTGAAGATTGCATCTCTTGGTAACGCAACACTGCCTATTACTTATACTACTTACGGTGGTGGTTCGCAATATTGTTTAGGTGATCTAGAAGACATTAATGATGCTAACTATGGATATGGAAACGAATCTCATCACATTGTTAAGTATGGTGCTTCATACTACATCGATGGTGGTGACCGTGGTACTGTTCGTTTATACAGTCATAACAACGACAATGCTGTAACTATCAGTGGTAAACAATTCGCACAAGGTGGGGTATATACAGAGGCTGATAACGAGATTAGAAGCATAGCTATGCCTAGTATTGTCGTAGCTGGCGGTATAGATCCTAGATTCTTTATGGGAGCGTCAGTCAAAACGAATACAAAGTTAGATCAAAATATTGAGGTTGTTTGGGCCGATAGCACTAAAGTTTATCTATCTAGACCGTTAACTGGTAATAGCAACATTACTCTTTCCCCAGATAGGGCAGATAATATTTTTGGTATCGAGACTAAGAAAGAGATACTTAGTACGAGAGAAAGTAATGCTGTGAGAAACAGAGTACAAGTATATCCTACTAAGCTGTCATCTTCGAATATTCCGGCGGGTGCAAGTTCAGGTAATAATCTAAGACTTAGATTTAAGAAGACTCCATTGTTCCAGACTCACACTACAACTACTAATAATCTTGTTCTTAGTGCAAATTATCCTATTACTAGTGCGAACCTTCCCCTGCCTGTTCATGCTAATGCATCATACATTGGTAACGGTGAGAGCGTCTATGGATGGTGGAGAGCAAGAATTGTTGCTGACGATCTAACTGTCTTTGGTAGAGTATATAAAGAGGCTGATCAGTATTACTTCGAACTTATGGAATCTTATGAGGGAACAGTAACATTATTATCAGGTGCTAGTGCGTCAGCCGCAGACGAAGGGTTCTTACCAGATCTCAAATTTGCTTCTGATGGTACTCCTACAACTGCAACAAACACTAAAACTACTAGTGAAAAAGAAGGCCTAAGTTCTGTAGAACTCGTGTCAAACAGTGTTGTACCTATACCTGGAACTGGCATAAATGTAGCGACTATATACTTACGATCTGGAACAGAACAGTTTGACTTGAATACATATTTTGATTACAATAAAGAGTACCTCTCTTTCCCATTGACTAATATTGCTGATAGTCTCTATTTTGCAGTTGACTCGGAAGAGTTGTCAACCGGTGATGAGGAATTCGTAAGTTTGGGTGTAACATGGGAAGAGCAGTAGTTTATGGGAAAGCAGATAAAGGTTGGACTGGACAAGATACCGGCTCCAGTCACGAAGCAGTTTACACAACTTGTAGACATCGAGGGCACAAAGCTTTTTGATGCCGCAGGTAATCCTCTCGTAACAGAAGAGGAGGCTGCTTCAGGCGCATTTACGTCAGCACAAAACGCATTATCTATTCATGTGAATAATGGGGAATATGATGGCGGGTATCTTAAAGTTGAAGAGAAATTTTCAGAAACTTCTGACGTAAGTTCTTCATTACTAGGTGTCCCTAGAGCAGAGGAGCAATTAAGTTTATTTGCTGATGTTGCGACATATGGCCTAGATGAAGAGCAGTGGAGTACATACGCCTTTTCTGATAACAGAAATCCTTATCAGTGGTATCAAAAAATGAATCCTATCTATGGTAGGAGAAGTCAACCTAAGTTTTACGAAGGGTCTACAGAGCAAGCATTATATTTAAGTCAATACCCATCACAATATAGCTACCCCAGAGGACCTGTAGAAAGGCGAGAGCAGTCCCCAACAGAACAGTTTAGACTGTATATGAACTTCATCGCTCTAGGTAAATTTTTCTACAATACATTCGCAACTATTGACTTAACATTCGCAGAAAAGTTTTTTATAAGTGACGACATTGCATATATCGTAGATAGTGATGACAATAAACTTAGCATCACATGGGACCCTAGTGGTGGTGGCGCATTTGTTGGTAGTGGTAGCTTTCATGACGTTAAGTATGCAAACGAAGACGAGCAACTATGCTACGATCAAATAGAATCTTGGACATATTTCCTTGATTTAATCAAGGACAACTTGGACACTTGGCCGCCTCTAAACACCGCTATCACAGACTATAAACAAACTGGTGACTACGACATTCTATCTAATTTTGCTAAAACTCAATGTAGACCGGGTGGATCTCCGCTTGGAGATAGATTCGCAATACTTGAAAGTAAAAGATCTTTTAGGTATCAACCTGGTAGGGCTAGTGGATTCACTTTCGGGACTAGAATGAAAGCTGATCCAACATCTCTAGCAAGTGTTCTGGAGTGGGGATGCTCTAATGAAACTGATGAGTATATGTTTCAATTAAAGGGAAGCCAGTTCAATATCATACGAAGAAGTACGATACGGATGCCCGATGATCTCCTCGTTCGTCAGGGATTAAGGACTACCGATCAATCTACAGATGTAGTTTATGTTAAGGGTGTAAATAATTCTCAGGGTTTACATGAGACAGTCATACCTAGAAGTAGATTTAACGGAGATTCTCTATTAGGATCAGGAGATTCTGGTTATATATTATCTTTTGAAGATGTGACAATGTACAAGATTGAGTTCTCTTGGTACGGAGCAATCGGAGCAAAATTCTATGCGTATGTTCCTGTTGGTAACGGAGAAGCTAGATGGGTACTAATGCACACATTCGTAATCGAGAATGGACTAGGTAAACCCGTACTCAATAATCCAGACTTCAAGTTTAAGTACCTTACTTCTTGTAGTAATTCGTCTACAATGAAAGCCCCGCAGTTCGTATATAAGTACGGTAGTAGCTATTATGTTGACGGTGGAGACGAGGGAACAGTGAGACTTGCAACAACAACTGTTGACCCGAAACCATTCTTAACTAATACAGCAATTCTAGGGATACTTCCCAAAAACGATATATTAAATAGAGACGGCGTAAAAGTACCCAACAGTAAAAAATGCTATCCTAGCACGGTCTCAGTCAGCGCATCAGAGCCATGTAGAATTGACATAGAAGAGATAAAGGGATCGCCTGACGGAATACATTTTAATCTTTCTCCTAGCATAGTGAGTTCTGGTGATCATCCAGACACTAGATACCTAGACTTTAAATTTGAAAGTCCTACCACTGTTAGTATTGCATCAATAGCCAATCCAGAATTGACTGGTCTGACGATTACAGCCGGATCACCAAATGTTGATGGAGACTTTACGTCTTATGCCACTAGCATATATAGAGGTGACACTTTAGTCATTAATGGGGCAGAATATTTAGTCGCATCTAGAAGTAATAGTCGGATTATATTACAAACCAACGTCACAGGGTATTCGGCTACTGGTAATGGTACGGCAACAGTATTGAAAAAACTAAACGCACAAGATGATAAAGCAAAGATTATCGCTGATGGTGTTTATGGCGCATATGTAGACTATGGATCATTTGCCGATAATAGAAGTAGCCGTATATTAATGGTAGATCGTGATGCTAAGTATGAACTGACTGCTCAAAGTATAAGCAGGGGAGTAAAGGGTGACGGAATCAGCTATGTTGACCCCAAGACTAAAGATTCTTTTTCGGGTAAGCTAAGTGGCTTCTATACTATAGTCGCATCAAAAACTCCGATATATTCAAATAAGTTTAAAATTCATTGGCTGAATCCAATATCTAGAGATGGTACATATTCATCTAGACATTTTGCAGATTTTGGTATAACCGTAACTCCGTATCTTCCAATTGATGCCGGCACTAATGATGGTCAGGAGAAGGTTGAATTTAAAACATCTTCTAGTCCCGACACATTCAAAAGTTTTGATATAAACGAGTATCCTCTACTAAAATTTAGCCATGCTTCTGCACACTATGATGCAATTAAAAGAGCAACTGATTTAGAGTGGGACGCTTCATACGGGTACAAATTCGATACAGATCCTCGTCTTAATGAAAGCCCTGTAACATGGCAAGGATATCCCAATACAGCCAATAGATCTCAAGCAGGAAGAATACAGGCGGTTGAGGGAGAGGTTGGGGTATTTGATTATCAACTTGCAGACACTAATCCTGTAGTACTTTCAGATGGATCAGATACCGGCTATCCTGCCGGTGAATTCTATAAGGTGACATTCGGAAACAATGTTTCTGGGCCTGACGATTCATCAGTCACGCTTGACGACTCTGCCGAAATAGGAACTGAATTTGTTGGGACTGGAAAATTCTTTGAAAGTAAGGTATTTAGACCTGGCACAGGTAATAACTATTTCTATGCAAGTCTTGGAAATGGAAGCACTGAGCAAAATCTAATTGCTGATTTAAGTACCGGCACTATTCAGCTTAAAACTCTTAC